GCTTGTCGTTATTGATGGCGAGCCTGTTGTTGATGCGGCAAGCGCAAAAGTGTCTGGGTAACGAATGATGACTACGCCTGAACCGCCTGCGCCGCTAGTTCCGTTATTAGTTCCACCACCACCACCACCCGTGTTTGCAGTTCCATTTGTGCCGTTACTTGCGCCGCCAGTGCCGCCTCCACCTGCACCGCCTGCTCCAGCCTTTGCGTCGGTTGACAAAGAACTTCCTCCGCCACCGCCCGCATAAGTTGTGCGTGACCCAGAAATATCAGACGCTATCCCCGCCCCACCATTACCGCCAAAATTTGCGGTTCCTGTTGCGCCCCTTGTACCTGCGCCACCACCGCCCCCGCCACCGTATTCTGGACCTGCATATGTACCGCCGCCACCCACATTGCCTTGACCAGAAATACCGGTCCCGCCAATATCCGTTCCGCTGTTGCCAGAGCCACCTCCACTGCCGCCAGTGGAGCCAACTGATCCGGTGTTATCTCCACCGCCGCCTCCGCCAGTCGAAGTAAAACCGCCAAATACTGAATTGTTTCCTGAGTTTCCCTGTCCGTTTGTAGTGCGGGCCGCACCTCCAGCACCAATAGTTACGGTAATTGCAGAGCCAGCCAAAACACCAGAAAAACCCGCAAGTAGGCCGCCAGCGCCACCTGCGCCACCTCTGTTTATTGCACCACCGCCGCCTCCGGCAACAATTAAGTACTCTACATTCAACGGTGGAATGTTCGTCCAGTTTTGGTTTTTAACGGCCTCTGAAACTTGGCTCAGGGTATAAACCCCCGAATACTGTCCCATGACTAAGCTCCCTGTTCGGATTCTTCCTCAGGTACTACGTCCCATTCCCATGTCGATGCATTCCATGTGTAGGTAGCGCCATCGGTTGGGTAATCAGGCATCAAACGCCATTGAGTGGTGCTCTCATCCCAGTTGTAATAGCCGCCATCGGTAGGCATTGGCGTGGGGGCCTCCCATAAACAAGTATCCTCATTCAGCACCCAAGAATTAAATGGCTTGGGAGGAATAAAGGCATCACGTTGTGCGTCATAGGTGAATCCAACGCCAGCGTAGTTCTTGCGTAATGGGCGACCTTCGGGGTGCTGACCACCGTGGGTGTTGTAAGAAGTCTGAACCCACAAAGAGGGATCGCCCCACAGTCCCGTGTTCAAAACGTCCTGCTCGATAACAATGACCGAAGTCACGATACCGTTTTCTACTTTAGCGAAATGAGCCATTGATTACTCCTTAGAAAGTGATGGAACCCGAAGAGGTCCAAGTATAAATTTGATAACCGTCAACGTAAGAAACTTGTGGGCTTCCTGTTGTTGCTACAGGTGGGGCGGAGTTCTGTGGGTAACGAATAATTACGATGCCTGAACCGCCAGAACCCGCCGCTACAAATGTTCCACCGTCGTTTGATCCGCTTCCAGCACCACCACCGCCAGTGTTTGCAGTTCCGTTTTGACCGATGGTTGCTTGATTTCCTGCTCCAACGGGAGGCAAAGAATTTCCACCACCACCTGCTCCGCCTAAAGCATACGGCCCAGCGTTTGCGTTTGGTTGGTTTGATCCACCGCCCCCACCACCAGCATAAAAAACTCGTTGTCCAGTAATAGTTGAGCAAATTCCTGTTCCGCCATTTCCCCCAACCCTAGCAGCACTAGCGGCAACACCAGTAGCACCTGCACCGCCGCCTCCGCCACCCGCCGCTGATTGCGTAGATGTGCCTCCATTGTTTCCTTCTCCAGAGTTTCCTGTTCCAGCAGACTGAGAACTTCCTCCAGAACCACCACCAGAGCCTCCATTAGCACCAGCAGATCCACCCGAGCCACCGTACCCGCCATAACCACCACCAGTTGCGGTAATACTTGAGAAAACCGAGTTAGAACCGCTAAAGCCATTTGTTGAAATGCTGCTTCCACCAGCACCACCAGCACCAACGGTTACGGTTATCGCAGATCCTGTGGCTACTGCAAAAGCAGACGCTTGCTTTGCTCCACCTGCGCCGCCGCCACCTCCGCAGACACCGCCACCGCCACCACCAGCCACTACAAGGTACTCAACCGTTGCAGTCTTCTGGCTCGTTAGCGGGTTGAATGTTGCCGATACAAAGCCGCCTAAATTTGCACTCATATCGCTACCCTAGAAAGTAATAGAACCAGAGGAAGTCCACTTGTAAATCCTGAACCCACCCGTTGTTGTAATTGTTGGCGATCCTGTAGTTGATGCCGCCGCTTGGTAAAAATCTGGATAGCGAATAATCACAATGCCGGAGCCGCCGTTGCCGCCCGAATTGGTGTTAAAGCCACCAGACGAACCGCCGCCGCCTCCTGAGTTTACTGTTGCAGGAGAGCCGTTTGCATTACTAGCCGAACCAGATTGCCTTCCACCTAGTCCACCACCACCTGCTCCGCCCTGACCAAGAGCTCCCCCATCAACCCCTGCGGTAACTCCGCCTCCACCTCCGCCAGCATAAGTAGTCCGAGTGCCAGATATATCAGAGGCAACACCTGCGCCTCCGTTCCCACCAATACTCGCTAAAGCGTCCAATCCGGCAGTCCCCGCTCCACCTCCGCCTCCACCACTGGCCGCATACAGACCTTTACCTCCGGCATTTCCTTGACTAAAAGTTCCTTGACCGCCTATTGAAGTGGGATTTACTAACGTGCCTCCGCCTGATCCTGAGCCTCCGTTTCCACCTACACCACTGCCGTTACTAGCCGTGCTTGCCCCACCTAACGCCGTTATTGAACCAAAAACACTGTTATCTCCGGGGGTGGTAGCGGCATTTCCAGCGGCACCCGGACCACCACCACCTACGGTCACCGTAATGGCGGAACCCGAAACAACAGATACATTTCCCTGAAGCAATCCGCCAGCACCGCCGCCACCACTTCCATAAAATGTGCCGCCGCCGCCACCCCCACCACCGGCGACAACAAGGTAGTCAACATTGATAGGCTTTTGGTTCTGCCATGCGCCTTCAATAAGGGCTTGGTTCTGTTGCTTTAAGTTATAAATTCCACTCGGCATAGTGATTTCAGAAGGTTATTGACCCTGACGAAGTCCAAATATAGACACGCCAATTGCCGTAAATATATGTTTGTGGTGAACCAGTAGTTGATGCGGCAGGAGCGTAATAGGATGGGTAACGAACGACAACTATTCCAGAGCCACCATTACCGCCCGCTCTATAATTTGTTTGTGATGCATTTTCAGACGCTCCGCCACCACCTCCACCGCCAGTATTGCCTACTCCAGTAGTTGCATTTCCACCAAGAACGCCGTTTGATCTAAACCAGCCACCGTTACCGCCTCCGGCAGAGCCAAGCGCAAATGTGTCTACATAAGTAGTTGCCGTACTATAGCCACCACCACCGCCACCACCAGCATATTGAACAGGTACTCCCGAAATCGAAGATGTGATTCCTGCTCCACCGCATCCACCTTGTATCAAGGTTGAAACAGGTGTTCGACCAGCAGACCCAGCGCCACCGCCGCCACCTCCACTATAACCAGGGGGACTGGTTTGATTAGTAGCTCCTGCGTTTCCCTGCCCAGAAGTCCCGGCTCCGCCAGTTGATGTAACTCCGCCAATTCCTCCGCCGCCACCAGAGCCACCAGCCCCAGCGTTATTAGCATCCCTTGATCCGCCTCTACCGCCACCTAGAGCGGTAATAGTATTAAAGACTGAATTGGAGCCAACAACTCCTGGGTTTGCGCCGTTAGCAGCACCACCAGCACCACCAGCACCAACAGTAACTGTGAGTGCTGATCCAGCAGTAACTAAATGTCCAGAACTTTGCAATACACCGCCAGCCCCGCCGCCACCTCCGGCACTTCCTCCGCCGCCGCCACCGGCGACAACAAGATATTCAACCGATGGGGTCGGTTGTTTTCCAGAGGCAGAAAGTAATCCGCCGTTGTAACGCTCACTCATTGCGCTACTCTTTAACTAATTTCCTCGTAAGAAATTGTGAATGTAATGTCATTCGCAGTTCCAGAGGTAACAACTACCGAAGTATTTTCTTCTAAATAAAAAGCCGTACTTTTATCAACGATAATTACCGAAGTATCAGCAGGTACCGAAATTGTAGATGCAATAGGGTACGCAGTTCCGCCGCTTGGTGCAGATCCTTGTGCTTGCGCTCCGTCTGTGTAAATTGACACCGTTACATCGGCGGCGCTTGTTCCGTCTACATTAGCAGCAGTAATCTGGTTAATCTTAAAGATTTTTCCAGAAGAGGCCGCATTAGGAACCAGAACTAATGCTGTGGTTACGGACGGCGTTAAGTACGTTGTTTTACCATAAATTGTGGTAACATTTACAATATTAGGGTTAGCCATTTTTTAACTCCTTATCCGAAGACGATAGCCATGGCAATGGCTTTACCAGTTGAGATACCAGCATCGCTAAAAGAAAGTGTTCCAGACCCATTGGTCACAAGTGCCTGACCACTACCACCATCGGATGAAGGCAATGTGAAGTTAGTCACAAAAGTTGTTAAGTTTGAATCATAAGCTTGAACAGTGCTTCCAATATTAGCAGGCAATAAAACAGTACCCGGTACAAAGTTACTACCACCACTGTTATACAGTAATGCTTGGTTATTAGTTACACCGCCAATGCTTACATCATTAGCATCCCCAATTGAGAAACTTGCTAATGAGAATGTGCCATAGGCAATAACCTCTAGTATATCATTAATGACTGCTCCTGTCGAGAGCACAATACTTGTACCGTTAGTAGCAGTAAAGTCAACACCATTAACTAACTTGACACCATTCAGATAAACGTCCAAGAAACCTGCGTCATACCCAAGGGTATTAGCATTATCATCCGAACCGGTGAATGTTGTCTGACTAGAAGTAGCTGTGTATTTAAACCTGTCTGCTGTTCCATTAACTGAAGAACCTGCCGAGGTCCAACCACCTGAACCGTACACCTTCATGGTGTCGGTTGTCGTGTCAAAGTACAATGCACCAATGATTAGTGCATCACCATCGTTATCTAATGTAGGTGCAGAAGACTTAGCTCCCAGGTACCTGTCATCAAAATTGTCATAGCTGGTGGCTGCACTTGAGGCTGCATTAGAAGCCGTAGTGGCGTAACCACTTGCATCACTAGCGTATCCCTGTGCATCTGTAGCATACCCACTTGCATCGCTTGCAGAATTAGCAGCATTTGATTCTGATATAGCCGCTGCTGCAGCACTGGCTGCTGCTGAAGTAGTACTTCCAAACAAAACATCAATATAGTTTTTAGTAGCAGCATCCTGGGCATTTGTAGGATCGCCCATGCCGGTAATTTTGTTAGTGCTCATTGCAATAGCACCGGACATGGTGCCACCCGCTAGAGCAAGACGGGTATCCCTTTGTGTATCTACATAAACCTTAGTGGCTGCATCCTGATTTGCTGTAGGGTCACCCAGGCCAGTAATCTTGCTGGTGCCCATAGCAATCGCACCGGACATGGTACCGCCTGTCAAAGACAGTTTACCTGCAAGGGAGTTGGTTACAGTGGTTGAGAAACTAGCGTCATCACCAAGGGCTGCTGCAAGCTCGTTAAGGGTGTCTAAGGCCCCTGGAGCAGAGTCCACTAGGTTGGATATTTGGGTATCAACGTAGCCCTTTGTAGCGGCATCTCCTGCGCTTGTAGGGCTTGTTAGATTAGTGATGGTGGCAGTGGTACCAGCATTCATGTCCAAGCCACCATTAATGGTGACATTGTTGAATGTGGACGTACCAGAAGAAGCAGTTACGTTACCTGTAAGATCACCGGTTACATTACCTGCCACATTACCTGTGACATTACCGGTTAAGTTACCGGTTACATTACCTGTTACACCGCCTACAAAACCTGTAGAAGCTGTGATGGTAGTTCCGGTGATAGCCTGTGCAGAACTAGCACCGATAACAGTACCATCAATAGCACCTGCATTAATATCAGCAGAAGCAATTGTCGCACTTGAATTTACCGTTAAGTTAGTGAATGTACCAGCAGCAGGTGTGCTGGCACCAATGGTTGCATTATCAATCGTACCACCATTGATGTCAGCAGTATCAGCCACAAGGCTGTCAATGTTTGCTGTGCCATCAATGTATAGATCTTTAAACTCTAAACTACTTGTACCTAAATCAATATCATTGTCTGTTACCGGTACAATTGCACCGTCTTGAATACGAACTTGTTCAACAGCCGCACTACTTACATTAACAAAGAAACCGATACGGTTATTGCTGCTATCAATAGCAACTTTTGTGTAAGCATTCGTATCTGAAATTAAAGGTATGTATGCGCCTTCAGCAGCAGTACCATCATGCTTGTGACCTGACGCTAAAACAAACGCATCCCGCAGAGCGTTTAATTCATTGTTTATTGGTGCCGCCCGAACAACTGCGGTAGGTACTATATCGGCAGCAGATTGTCTAACGTAACCAGCCAATGTTATTCTCCTTAGCGTCTGTCATTAACGCCATAATTTAATACAAAGCCCTGGATGGTATGACTTGCATTTGAGTCTTCAGTAACATATTTAAAAGCAACCGAGAATCCAGAACCTGATATATTTGTTTTCTCTACTGGTGATGGGTTACCGTCATAGATTGCAACCGCATCGTATACAGCTTCATTATAATAAGCAGCAGTGCCGGTGACTGTGATGTCAAAGTTAGCAGGATTAAATACACCTACCGTGTCATCAAAGTCATAGATTACACTGAATGCAATACTACTTGATCCTTCACTACGCAAGAAAGTAGAAATGTTGTAGAAGTTCTTTCTTACCGTAGGATCTTCAAAGTAATAAAAAGGTGTCTGATAGACACTTAAAATATTCTCACCGGCAAATGACGTACCCGTTTCCTGCCGGTACACCTTGCCGGTTGAATCACCGTGCAATACATACTCTTCAGTACCAAGGAAACCTGAGTCACCGCAAGAAGCAGGTATGCCAAACAACTGACTGTACTCAAAGTTAAATCCTTGTTGCGTTTGTCGGATACCACCTAGCAATCCAAACACACCATTCTCTGGTGTAAAGAATCTAAACTGCGACTTTGTTCTTAGTACTATTGAAGTAATAGTATCTGTGTCTACATCACCTGCTGCAATATCCGCAATAATAGCGGAGGTTGTAAACTGAATTGCCTTTGATATTGTCTGCAGTTCAACGTCACCAATTCTGTCTGTACCTGCAATAGGACGGAAACCATCCGGTGACAAGAAGATCAAGTTACCTGCAAGTTCAATAACGCTGTCAGGTGCCAAGCAACCAAGATTGTTTGTAATCTCAGTAATAACAAAGTCTGCAATACTTGTGCCAGACAGACGCTTGATCTTATTTTTACCAAATATAAACAGTGCATCACGGAACTGTTTAATTTGGACAATATCAAAACCAACATTAACAACCCCTGCGCCATTGGCAGGGCTAAAGTCTGTTGCATTAAATGGAGCAGAGAAGTACAGGTTGTACGGTTCTGCAGGGTCTCCAGCTAAGAACAGATGATTCTTAAATACATCTAAATACTTTGGATCTGTTGGTGCATTAGCATGTGTGATCTGTGTATATGTAGTGCCATCATACACTGCTGCTGGGTTTGCACCATCTGCAATCACCATTGCTGGTGTACCCCAGTTATAATCAACAAACCTTACTTTCTTAACACCGGTCATGTTAACTGTTACCGGCGTTGTTACAGCAACCCAAGCTTCAGTCGTATTATTCCATCTATAGAAGTAGGCTGTCCCTGAACTTGGTGCTCTACAAGCAAAAATACCATCATTGATACCTTCTGCTACTGCAATACCTAAGACGCCTCCAGTACCAGGAACAGTCCCATAATCGTTAGCAAAACCACTAATCCTACGATAACCACCGGAAAGAGAAGGCTCATAGTTGATTAACTGTGTGGCTGAACCCGGTGCTATCTCAGGTTGAGATAATAGGTCACGGTTAGTGTCAAGGCCACCAATACAGTTTACCTTGTACCCTGCTATCCGGTCACTCATTAGAATGCCCTAGGATAAAACAACGGACGTAATATATAATTAGATCGAATACTTACAGGGTCATCCATCAAAATTCTACGCATCATGCGGATACCTTGATCAAACTTTTGCTGG